GGCTGGGGAAATCGTGCCAAGGGTTGTCGCCAGATCATCCACCGCCTTGTTTAGTAGGTCGGTGTAGGCGGTTGGCATTAGGCCACCTGGGCGCGTGATATGCCGACTAACTGCATCACCATTGCTGACAATGCAACAGGGGGCTGGCTTCCCATGTCGTTGAACGAACTGAAAGCGTCAACAGATCCGCGTTGACGGTAAAGCGCGCCGCCGTACATGATCGTTCCAAGTTTTACATCCTGCGATGGAACTGTGGTGAGGCTGTCGCCTGTGTAACCGCTTTCCTGTCGTCTGCGCCAAATAAAACTGTTCGCAGCCGACGCACAGATCGTTAGAAACGCTTGATCGCCAGCGGTCGCTGTGGCCAGATACAACCAATCTGAAATGTCGTTTGCTGTGATCCATGTGCAGGTTTGCGTATAGGTGACAGTTCCAGTGGCAGCGCCTCGATCAACGTTTGATCCTGTGACCGCGTACAACACCTGATTTGGAATTGAAGTGAATTCGTCAAAAGTTAAATCGCCTTGGCCGTCAACGCCCGTGAACAAGTATTCAGGGCAATCGTAAACAGTAAACGTGCCGTTGAATGGCGCGCCTACTGCTGCGACTGTGATGGACTGGCCGACTTCAATTTCTGTTGGGGTCAGTAATTGAAGTACGGCGTAGTTGTCCAGTAACTGTTTGTGTGTAACCGTGTATGTAGCCATGGCGGTTAGGCCGCCTTTCGACTAAGCGACTGTGATTGCTTGTACGAACTGGCTGCCTGCAACCGCTGATGGGTTCTGGGCATCCTGAACGAATGTTGCAAAGTAACCGTAGTACGAGAACGTGCGAGCCAAAAGGTCTGGCACTTCAACCGAGCGCATGCCCTGTTGTGCTTCATACAGTTCTATTGCTGGGCCGTGAACAACCAACATGGTGTTTGATGCTGCGTTTCCGTCAACAACAATTTCCAAGCCAAGCGGGTTCATTCCCGACCATGAAGTTGCATTGCCAGCGCCAAGAGTGTTCTGACCCATAAGGCCAGGTGCACCAATTGCTGGGAACAATGGGCGCTTGCTGTCATCCAACTGTGCTCCAAGTTTTGCCCATACGTTTGGCGAAACAACCAAATGAGTAGGGAACAAGTTTGTGGTTGATGAAATGTTTTCTGCACAACCGTAAATTGCGTTCATCAACGTTGTTGCATCGCCAGCCGTGACAGTCCAGGTAAAACCTGAAGCCTGCTTTTGTGAAACGATGTAGTCAATAGCGATGTTGTCGGTCTGCTTCAAGTACTGGCCAGCAAGGTCATTCAAGATGACGTTCATTGCTGCAGGATCGGTAAAGTCCATTGTTTGTTGGGCGATTTGGATTGACCCAGCGACCGTTTGCCGACTGACCGAATTCGCCGCAAGAATCATCGTCTGTGAAGTGACTGCTGTTCCTTGTGTTGACTGAACTCCGGCTGCGGTTGGTGTCGTGATGCTTGGGCGCGTAAATGAAATTCCGCTTCCCTGTGGCATTGCGCGTGTACCAAATGCTGCAACAGTTGGGCGTAGGAAGTTGTAGTTTTGAAACACTGGCCCAAGAACTGGAACTGGCAAGAGACCCGGGGTGTCGCTGGTCAAGTCCTGCGATACTGCTTCAATTGCTGATTGATTTTTGCGCGCTGCGTCGTGGAACGCTGCGTTTACTTTGCGAAAAGTGTCGCCGCCAATGTGCATTGCAGCAAGATATTCACCTGCTGATGGCATACGGAATTCGCGCTTTGCTTCAGCAAAAACAACTGGGGAAGTTGGGATTGCGGCTTCTACTGGGGTTGCTTCGTTCATGTTTTCTGTCTCCTGTTGAGTAACTTCTATTTGAATAATATCTGTTTCATTGTCATCGTGTGGGATGGTTTCTGTTTCTGTCTCGGGTTCGGTGGCCGCGACTTCGGTTATGACTGCACCTGAGAATGCTGGGCGGCCAGTGACTAGCGATAATTCAATCCAATCGGCGGCTTGCACAAGCATTGTGCCATCTTTTTGCATTTTAAATTTGGTTGGATTTACACCTACGGATACTGAGTCAATAACGCCGTCAAGTGCCAAAGTTAGGGCTTCATCACCCAACGCCGTTTTACTAATGCGGGCGGAAAACATCATGCCTTCGCCTGAAACATTGGTTCGTTCAAAAACCAAGCCAACGGCCTGTTCACTTGAATGGTTCAAATACAGTTTTGGTGCTTTGCCATCAGTTGGCAAACTGCCTTCCTCAAAAATGACTTTTGTTCCATCGCTAACAGTTGCGGCAACACCGTAGGGAACGGCAACACCCGAAACGGTGCGACTTGGCATGCCTTCAATTGCGCTTGCGTCCAGTGTTAAATCGGTTGAAATTAGTTTTAGCATGGTTCTGTTTTACTCCATATTTGGGTTCATTGTTGGCATTGTGTCAGGCGTTTCGGAATAGTCGCCTTCCTCTACACCGTCAACGATTTCGGCTAGGTATTCGTCAATATCAAATTTGACGCAAGTTCCGTGTGGAAGTACCGAGTTCATGCTCATGGTTTGTTCAATAACTGACATGTATGAACGGGCGGCAAAAACATACAAGTCCTGGCGCGCGCCTTGGTTTGATTGGTAACTGTATGAACCGACTGAGTTTCCATTTAGGAAAAACGGGATATTGCACATGCGGGCCGCTTCCTTGGATTGAAATTCGGCTGCTTCGGATAGCAACATTTTTGATGCGTCAACATCGGTTGGTTGCCATTCAACGAATTGGTTGATTGCGGCAATTTGATTAGATTTTCTTGCTTGCTCAAATGATTGTGCAAGTTCGGAAAGTTCCTGTCCTGACAGCGGTTCACCTGAGGTCTGCCGCAAAACGCCCGCGGGCAGGGCTGAACTGGAATTCCTGAGGCGCGCGTCTTCTAGGGCAAGTGATGTTGCAATTACTTGTGGTGATTGGTAAATGATTCCTTGGTTTGCACCAATGATTTGGATTACATCTTCTGTTGGTATTTGTGCGCCTTGAAAATAGATTTGGTTTGATTTACCGAACGCAAACACTGGGCCTGTCATGTCAAGTGTGTTGACCATTGCGGCAGGCAAACGGGTAAACGATGCAGGCATGCCATCGCTAGTTCTGCTACTCACCCAAAGGAAGGCCCGTCCAAAAAAGAAGAGGTCATCAAAAACCCAACTCCAGAAGGTGGCGGCCGTGAGTTGTGGGTCAGGTTGTGCAAGCCATGAACGCGGCGCGATTGGTTCTTCAATCATTTCGCCTTCTGTTTCGTCCCAGCGTTTGCGATACATTTTCATTGGCGTGTTGCCGATTACTGATGCGATGAGGTCACGCGCGCGGTTGATTGTTGGAACACGCATTGCGCGGTTGCGCAAATCACCTTGGATGTACGAATAGTATTCACCAATTGATTGTTCGCCTGAACCGTTACCTGTGTAATAAGTTCCACCCGCGGCCGCGGTAATAGGTGTTTCTTGTGGCGATATTGCCGCCTTTGTTACCTTGGTTTTAAAAATCGCCATGTTTTAGTGTCCCATATTTATCGGTTTTTTGGTGGCATTGGGCCGAGGACTATCCAATCCCGACAAAAGGTAAGAAACGGCCCAACGCCAATATGCACATTAGCGAGTTGCGAAAGCAATGATGGGTTTCCCAACAACTGTGGGGCGGCTTGCCATTGCGGCAGTCCACACCATGCAACGGGCCAAAGATATTTCGCCTGGGCTTCGTGCCGAGGATAAAGCAATGGACGATTCCGCTTTCACGGCCACCGCGCGTTGCACATGTTCACTTAATTGTTTTGAACCATCGTGAACCAACATTCCTTCAAAAATCATGTTTTTTACGCCCGCCGTATAACGCACAATTTCACCGTAACCAACTGTTTGAGTACGGCCGTCATATTGGGTTGGCCAATGAATTTCAATGCTTGGCGAAATAAGAAACTTGACTGAAGTGCCCGCAACCTTTGCAACTTCAGCAAGCATTTCATTGTAAGAATCGGCAACGAAACCAACGGTTATTGCAACACGCCTATCAGGTAGTTGGACGGCGCGAACTCCGAAATACCGTGAATCATCTAGCGAAACCTCAATTCCCAAATAACCGCCTTCGGGAATGGTGTCTTTGTATTCCAGTTGCGGCCACATACCTGGGGGAATCCATCCTTGGTCACTGGCAACCCACAGATTGCATGATGCACGCAAGAATTGGGCGCGGTTCGGGTTTAACGATTCGCTTCGCAAAGTCTCCATTGACAGGGTGTAACCCAACGCTGGATTTCCCCATTTCCAAGTGCTTTCTAAGTTCACATCTAGTGATGGGTCAGGTGACCATTCGGCCAAATAGAAAGTAGAAGTTTTTCCTGTGTCAATTGCACGCAAACCCTGTTCCCGCCAACGCTTCATCACAGTGCTGGATTCTGTGCCCGCTGTACTCCACATAGAAAGCAACGGTGATTGCCTGGCGCGCTGGGAAGGTATCAAACCACCGTCAATTGCTTCCTCAGAAATGTCCCAAATTTCGTCTGCAACAATTAGGTCATTTGAAGTGCCGTGGCCCACATTGGGTTTAGCGGCTCGCACTATCCACCGTGAACCGTCAGGCATTTGCACTGCATTGCGCCCGTAAGCCTTGGTAAGTTTTGCCCCAAAACGAATCTCAAGCACATCGGCCAACAAATCAAACAAAGTAACCGCCAAGTCAAGACGGTTGGCAGTAGTCAACACCATTTGTTTGCGCCCCCGTATTTTGGGCATCTCGGTCAACCAAAAACCAACCAATGCGGCAAGGGCCGTGGTTTTTCCCGCTTGACGCGCGGTGCTCACAAGTGAAACACGGTTCAGCAAATCTCCATTGTCGTCATAAGCCAACTGGCCATTCAAACAATGCAACTGCCACGGCATCAAATCAATCTGCAAATGCTCTTTTGCCCACACCCCCACCTCAGCACCAAATGAACCCGCCGCATCATGGGCAGGGCTTTCCAATCTCGGACAGTCCTGGCCAGTTCCGTTCGGTTCAGGCTGGTTCGCTTCGGATAGAGGAAAGCG